ATGATGGAATCTTGGAAGAAGGTTGGAAGCGGCCCGCTATTTTTGTGGATCGGGTACAAATCGCTTTGGTTGGTTCTTCGGTACGTTTTATTTTTGCCGAACAAGGTCCAGGATGTTCTCCTATATGTCGCGCAGCGATTGCTATGTCGCTAAATTCCGCGATTGAGATCGCAAAAGCTTTGACAGACACTATCGTGAAAGGAGAGACAGATGGTTGAATTGACCGATCAGGAGAAGAGAGTTTTTTGGGGGCAGCCTGCGCTATTGGTTAATAGAGCGTTGATATCTAGGGCTGGCTCTGTGGTGCGTATTGTTTTTTCCGAGGGAGATGGGGATTCTTATTCGTACCGAGTATCTGTTGCGATGTCGATAGAGGATGCAAATAACATCTTAAAAGCTTTGGCAAATTCCGTCGAGGAACCGAAAAACGATGGGTGACCGCGCAACCGCCGTTCAGTTCTTCAATCAGGCTGTCGAGGCTCACAACACCGCGACCGACCCGCGGCAGGTCACCACGTCCTACCAGATGTTTTCGTCCGCCTGCATAGCCGATCCGACGTGGTTTGAGGCGCATTATCAAGCCGGCAATAACAACTCGAACCTCAATCGCTATGAGGCCGCGGTGGCGAACTGGCGGCTCGCTCTCAGTTGCGAGATGACCAAGGACGAGCGGGTGCGCGCCCTCATCAACCTCGGCTGGCGCCTGCACTCGCTGGCGCGTACCGACGAGGCGCTGATGGTGACCGATGAGGCGCTCCACCTCGATGACACTCACTTCCTTGGCTGGCTCAACATGTCGCTGATCCGGTCGATTCTCGGCGACAACCTTCACATGCAAAAGGCGGCCGAGAAATGTTGGGAATTGTGCCCCAAGGATGCGCCTGAGAATGCCAACTGCGAGATCGCCATGGCGTTCGCCTGCCTGTTTAATGGCGACTATGTGAACGGCTTCCGGCACTTTGAGCGCCGGTTCGAGTGGCGCCTGCCTCAGTACCTCAAGTTCCCTTACGAGAAGTGGGCGGGGCAACCGGGCAAGACCGTGTTTGTGGCGGCGGATCAGGGTCTCGGCGACACGTTGTCGTTCGCGCGCTTTGTTGATATCGCTGCAAAGCGGGCCCGCTATCTCCATCTGCTGATCCAGCCGGCGCTTCTGCGCCTCTTCACGCATGCCTTCGCGCATCTCCCGAACATCAATTTGATTCCGTCGCCGGCGCCGTTCCCGGCGGCCGACTATTGGACGACGTTTGTGAGCTTGCCCTATGCGCTTGGACTTACGAACAAGGAGACCATTAATCAGAAGCAGATTGAGGCGCCTCTCTTTGGGATGCCGTATAATTGGCGTGTGCCAGACAAGAAGCTGCACGTCGGTATTGCGTGGTCGGGCTCGCCCTTTAACGACATTGACCGTTACCGCAATATCCCGGTGACCCAGTTCTTCGAGTTGCTGCGCGTGCCGGGCGTGCAACTATACTCTTTGCAAAAGGACGAGCGGGGCAATGAGATGCACGAAGCTGGGGCGGCGGGGTTCATTCGCGACCTCACGCCCTACATCAGTGATGTCGTTGACACGGTGTCGCTCCTGCGTGGTCTCGACCTTGTGATATGCTGCGAGTCGGCCCTTGGGCACATCGCGGCTCTCGCAGGGAAGGAGTGCTGGATACCGTACTGTTGGGGCGGCAGAGACTATCGCCTGGGACTTGCAGGAGAGAAAAAGATGTGGACACCCAAGCATCGAATTTTTCGGCAGTTTCAGGGTGAGAGTTGGTCGCCTGTCTTTGACAGGATAGTGATGGCGTTGGAGGAGAAGGTCGATGAGCGATCTCGTGATGCGGCTTGAGACGGCGGCGGGGAAGATTAATCGGGCTATAACGAGCACGATCGGCAATCCTCGCCTGTACGACCTGGATGCGGCTGGCATGCGCGATCTTTTTCAAGAGGCAGCGAGGCGGATAAAACAATTGGAACACGAAGGGCCGTGATGACTGACGAACAGTTCTTTGCTATGCACTCTGATCGCCGCGCGCGCATCCGCTTGCCCACGAAGGAGTTTGTTAAAAATCGTCAGCGCCAGGTAGGCGTTGTGGATGAGATGGAAGCTGATTTCAAGACGCTGGGTGATCACAATCGCGACCGTCGGCGTGTCCTGGTGTGGCGCGTGCCGAAGGGTAACCCGTTCTTTGATCCCGCGCGACGGCCACTCCTCAAGATTCCCTTTCTCCTTTTCTCTGACGAGAGCGTCGAAGACACTGACGAGGTGTTGCTTCCTTTGCTGCATCAGATCATGGAGGATGCGGCGAAGCACTATGGACTGTTGTGATGACGATTAAGATCACCAAGACTGGAGCCAAGTACCAGGACAGCCCGAAGGCGTTGCAGCAGTGCGAGGGCTGCTCCATGTTCAGGAAGCCGGGCTCGTGCACCCTTGTCGATGGTAAGATTTCGCGTCATGGGTGGTGTCGATACTGGGAGAGGAAGGAAAAATGAGCTGGAACAAGCCGGTATACTCTTCCCACGTCACCGAGGTTGGCTACGACAGCGATGCCGGCGAGCTGTTGATCACTTGGCAGAATGGTCGCGTCAGCGCCTATGCGGGCGTGACCGAGGAGCTGGCGATCCAGATCGCGAATGCGCCGTCGGTGGGGCAAGCGCTCAATACGCAGGTCAAGAACACTTATTCGCATCGGTATGTGAGGTGATGAAATGAAGAAACAATTTTTTCTGTCCTTGCCGGCACTGGCAGTCCTGCTCCACGGCTGCGGCGCTCCTGATGCAACAATTCACTGGCACAAAGTAGGCGCCTGTAATGGCGGTGTCAGTCAAACCGGCGATCCATCACAGAGCTATAACGCAGGCCCTAATCAGGCATATGTCATATTCGCAATCGAGAATGTGGACAATCGCGGCGTCAGTCAAGCGTGGACTCTGGATGCTACTAAATTTCATGTTGGCTCGGCATCTTTTGATCCAAGCTTGATGATCTATAGTGCAAAGCTTGGTCCCTTCGCGCTCGGCACGTTTCCAATTCCGGCCAATGTAGTGACTGCTTTTTTCGGCAATGCCTACGGTGCGCTTGTCGTCAGCACTGTTGCGACAGATGGGGCGAGCGAGGCGGATACCGAGAGCTATTCGCTGCTTTACACGCCGGCTGCCGGCGCTCCGGGAGTGATCATGGTACAGGGACCAGTGGCGAGTATGGCTTACACGCCCAACTGTGCTGACGTTAAGTTGCAGTGATGACTGACGAGCAGACCAAGCCTCCCACCAATGCCGACTTTTTTCTCAAAGTCGCCGAGGAGATCGATCGCAACGCGGCTTCTGGCTTCGGTGGCGCTTTCGTCGTGGTGCCTCCGAAGGACTGCGGTAACCCGCTTGCAACCGTTATCCTTGACTCAAGGCAGGATGGGACGACGTTTTGGGTGATGCTCAAGGCCAAGTGTGAGGCGGAGTTGCAGTTGCTTGATCAGCAACAGCGGAGTAATCAGGCGGGATTTTTGAGACGATGACCGAGTTCTCTTTTTCTCGCTTCGATGCAGCTGTTCGCCGGTTAGCGATCGTAAAGACGGTGGCTTTGTATTTTCAAGTGCCAGAGTACGCTAAAGAACGCGATGCTCTGTTAGAGGCAGGTGACATTGACGGAGCTGCGCATTTAGTGAAAGCAGTGCATGATCGTGCGGCGCTGCCGTGGGCTTTGGTCAAGATTTTAAAGCGTTTGGAACGTCGCGGACACACCGTAATGGGGGTAGACCGAATCTCTGACTGGCGCTAAAACAAGGTATGCCAGGATGGTCCCAGCGCAAGCGTGACGTAGTAGAGTCCGCGTTCTACCAGTTCCTCGGTGCTTGCAGCATTGATTCGAAGGACGATGGGCACATTTGCCTTGGTGAGAACCTCTACGACGGGCAGATCAGGCTTATCACCGAGATTTTCGACGCATTGGAGCGGGATGTCCATCGTGTCTTTGTTCTGAAGTCCCGCCAGCTTGGCATTTCCACCATCGTCCGGGCCCTCACGGTCTTTCTGCTGGGCATCCACCGCGGACTTGCCGGCGCGCTGGTGTTCGACACTGCTCCCAACCGCGAGAACGCGCGTCAGGAGCTGGTTGCGATGATTCGCGACTTGCCCGAGTCGATCAAGTTTCCCAAGGTCAAGGGGGCGGGTGAGGGCAACCGTGAAGGGCTGACGCTCGAAAACAACTCCAAAATTTTGTTCAAGTCGGCAGGTGTCAAGAAGTCCAAGTCGTCGGGCACGCTAGGCCGATCGATCGGCCTCGCTTTTGCGACTCTGTCGGAGCTGTGCTCCTACGACAATGACGAGGGCCTGGAGGCGTTCGAGCAGTCGCTGTCGGATATCAATCCTGATCGGCTCTACATTTACGAGTCCACGGCGCGCGGTCCCAACAAGTGGCAGGACATGTGGGAGGAGGCGCGCAGGGACAAGGCTCATTGCTGTTGTGTGTTCCTCGGTTGGTGGTCCAAGCCGAGCCAGATTATCAACCGCGACGATCCTGATTTCTTTCGCTATGGCGAGCAACCGCCGACCGAGCGTGAGGTCGCCAAGATCAGGTTGGTGCACGAGCTGTATGGGCACGAGATTACCCAGGAGCAACTTGCCTGGATCAGGCGCAAGATGGACCCAACGGCCGTCTACGAGACGGATTCCGATACGACAACCGAGTACGAGGGTTCGACGACCCGTATCCAGGAGCAGCCGTGGACTGAGCACGAGGCGTTCCAGATCACGGGCTCGCAGTTCATGCCGGCTGATAAGCTGACGGCGCAATATCATCACTTCTCTTCTGATCGGTTCGATCGTTACCACTTCACGCCGGGCGATGAGTTCTCTCGGATGATGGTGCACCGGACGAACTCCGTGAAGCTGACCGAGCTGAAAGTGTGGGAGGAGCCTGATCCCGATGGTGTCTACTGTATGGGGGTCGACACTGCGTTTGGAGAGAACGAGAACAATGATCGTTCCTCGATCGAGGTGGGGCGTTGTTACGCCGATGGCATTGACCAGGTGGCCGAGTTCGCTTCGCCGCATCCGACGCCGCAGCAGTTTGCGTGGATGCTCGCGGCGGTTATGGGTTGGTATGGCGGTTCCGAGAGGGCCGAGGTGCGCTATGTGCTGGAGTTGAATGGGCCGGGCCAGACGGTGTTCAACGAGATCAAGAGCTTGCGGCACCAGATCGACAGCGGCTATCAGTCGCGGGAGATCGAGGAGAAGGGTCTTAAGAATATATTCCGCAATGTGCGGACGTTCATCTATACGCGGCCGGATGGGATGTCGGCGGGCCAGAACTGGCACATGAAGACCAACACCAATCTCAAGGTCATGTACATGAATCACTTGCGAGACTATGTGATCTCGGGGTTGTTCCGTGT